GTTTTGCAGATATATAGCGTTCAATCCCACGCTCAAATCTGTAGACATCCGCAGCCAGTAGTGCATTGACCTCCTCTATTGTAAACTTACGATTCCAACTATCTGGCAGCACACTACCGTTACCAATAAGATGACCGCATCCCACAGTATATAACCCAGCAGGACAGCGATACGGTTTAAGTTTAATACCTTCATAGTGCTTTATTAGCTCCAAGCCACGCTGTGATGTCTTCATTTTGCAAAGGCACGAGTACCAAAGTGAAAGGCTACGATTGATGCCCATACTGTTTGCATATCGTCAGACCATAATGTACGCATAGCATCGTGATAGCTTATACCAGTATGAACGGCATAGTAAAAGCCAAATAGCTCAACCACAACCAACAAGCCAAACAGACCAAAAGTAATGGCAGGGCGAACCATAGCACGTAGGTTGATAACCCATGTTGATGCACCTTTGCCGATTTCAATGTCGTGTTCGTAGAGTGCAGTTCTTTCTGCGCCAGCAACTTGCGTTTGTATCTGGTCATATTTAATTTCCTCAATGTCCTTCTGCAATACATAACCAGCCTTCTGTAGTTCTAGTTGTTGCGTCATCTGTAATTGAGCCATAGCTAGTTCGTGCTTATTATCAGACTTGTTTTGGAAGAAGTCTAATATCTTAGGAACACCGCCAGTTAAAAAAGATACAAGTGTCGTTAGTAAAGTAAACATTTAATCATCCAATTCAGGTCGTTCGTTAATTTGCATTGCCAATCCATCTACGTCTTCAAAGATACACACCTCAGACAAGTCATCTAGGAATATTACTAGCTCACCATCAAAGACACCTACCTCTTCTATGGTCTTGCCTATCATGTGTTCAAAGTAGTCTTGCGCTCCAAATAGTTTATGCACGGTCATAATTAATCCCGATTAAATCACCAGAGTCTATTATTTCATGTGTTAGCTCGTCTTCCGCTAAACAATTATCACACGTAGTTTCGTTTCCCTGTTCATTAATAATAAATGCTTGCCGACACTTCTCGCATAATGCAATGCGATTAATCATAACTTGTTTCACTTTATTACCCAGCCGTGAGCAGCAGCGTAGGCATACAGAAACATACCTAGAGCCACCGATGTGATACCACGTAATGTCCACTTACCAACTGTAGCAAATTGCTTGTCTAACCACTCGGAAATAGCCTCTTTGAATGCTGCCTTGTGCAGTTCTTTTTGTTCTTCTGGAGTCATGCTATTGCCCTTCTTGGTCTAGTAAGCCACGAAATAACGGATTTACGGCTTGTGTTAAGTATGGAGCGGTTGCTCTTACTGATGGTGCATATTGCTCAATAATATCGGGTCTAGGGTTAGTCAATAATGGCATAGCATATTTCATGCCAAATGGAGTATACAACCCACTAGCAATTGCCGTAGGAACTACTGCTTTAGGATTTAACATTGCTGCTCCACCAGTTAACATACCAGCAATACCTAATCTTCCGGCAGTACCAGAGTCTGGAACTTTATTGCCTAATACGTCATAGCCAGTATTAGATAAGTCTTGTAGCAAAGCCTTGCCTCTAGCATATTGTGATTTATTGCCTTGTTTTACTGCAGTTTCTAATTGCGCTGGAGTAAACACACCATCAGCCCCCTTAGCAGATGCAGCAGCATTCTCTACTTTTTTATAGGTAGCATAGGCAGTATCAGCACTTTTTAAGTCTTTAGCATACTTAGGATTTTGATTTCTAAATGACATCATGACGCTGTTTTCTAAATCATCAAAAGCATTGCCAAGTAATTTTTCGCTACCAGCAGAACCTTTATATGCATCAGTCAATAAACGTAAGTCTTCTTTTAGGGCTTTTACTTGTGCGCCAGTTATAGGCTTGCCACCTTCAAAACGTGATTTAATGTTATTAAGTTGCGCTTGGAATTGTGCTGCACCAGCTTCACCCAAAGTAGCTGTAGAATATTTGTTTTGTAGCCCACTTAATTGTCTATTTAATGTGTTGTTTAAACTTAATTGAGTATTAGGATAGATTGTATTATATTTGTTTGATATTTGTTGATAAGTAAAATCAGCCGCTTCACGCAATGGCAGTTCTTTTGGCACGGTAAGTTTTGGGTCAATAGCTTTTAATGCACGATTAAATGCAGCCTTATTAAATGCCTCAAACTGTTCTCGTCTTGCACCTTTAATCAACTCACCAGCAATAGGCAAACTTTCTGCTGCTTGCTCTATGGATTGTATTTGACCGCCAAATGCAGAACCTGCTGTCAATGGGACTCCGGCTTGTTGTAATTCTCTAGCACCTTTTTGTAATTGTGGAGCAATAGCAGCACCAACCGTACCCAATGCAGCACCACCAATACCGCCTAAAGCAGTTCCGGCAACAACATCGCTTGGCAAGTTTTCTGTTTCAGTAGACTTACCTGCACCCTGTACACCGCCATAGCCAGCACTTGTAATAGCAGAACGTAAGATACTTGGAGCTTTTGCTGCGTATTTTAATGCGCCTAACGGAGCAATAAATCCACCAGCAATTTCAGAACCTAATGCAGTCTTAGGATTTTCTAAAGCAAATTGTTCTTGTTTAGCACGTAAGTCATTACGAATAGCCTCGTAGTCTTTTCCACTAATAGCACCAGAGCGTAATGCAGCCTCTAATTCATCAGCAAAGCCAAATGTTAAACCTTGACCTGCTGCCCTTGCAGTTTCTGCTGGCATAGAGTATTGCGTAGGAGCTTTAGCAGATACATTAATAGGAGCTAATGTTCTATCAGTATTTAGTTGATTTACAGCAGCCTGATGAGCTTCTACATCGCTTAATGGTTTGTCAGATGTGACTTTATATTTATCGCCATCAATAGTTACAATATATTCAGCCATTATCTAACCCTTTCAACCGTAACATTAGGTGGAAGACCAACGTCTTCTGGAGATGCTCTACCAGCTTTAACATTTGCTGCTTTTAATAATGCGTCTAATCGTACTTTTTTATCAGCAATGTTTTTAGGTTTATCGCCTAATTGTGGGAAGTATGATTTAGAGTAGTTTTGCAATTGTTCACGAGTATATGCTGCACCAGTACCAAGAGTTAATGCAGAGTCTAAAAGTTCTAATTGAGCAGATTCAATTTGTTGACGTGATTCTGGATTAGTTAAGTTTTTAAGATAATCAGAACCAGTTAAGAACTGCACAGTTTCAGCTCCAATTGAAGGTGCTGCTGCTTTTGGATTTTTTGTTACTACTTGATTAATTTGTGATACAGCATTTTGTAATCGTCTAGTTAAGAATCCAGCAGTACGCTCTGATTCACTAGGCATATTAATACTTGTTGCACCAGCTTTTTTAAGTTCTTCTTGAAATTGTTTGTATGACCCAGAATAGCCTTGTTTTCTAGCATATTCATATTCTTGAATAGACGATGGCGCTTCTTTTGGTTGAATTGGTGCTGCAAATGATGTTGTTGTAACTAACTCACCAGTATCTTTATAAATTAATTGACCATTAGGTGCAATGGCTGTTTCTCTAGGTTTAGCTTCTTTTATTGAGTATTCTAAATATTTATCAAATGGTAATGCACCAGATTGTAATGCTTCATTCATCATTACTTTTGGGTCAAAGTATTGTTGTTGAGTGACTGTTGGTGCTGGCATTTGTGTTCTAAAGCTAGGAGCTTCTGTGCCTTGTGCAACAGGAACTTGCATAGTATCTTGAGTAACAACATCACGACTAGCATTAGGTTGACCAATACGACTTCTAAATAAGTCTTGTGCAGCTTGTTGTTTTTGTTGACGTTGCATCTCAGCAATTCTTTGTTGCATCATGTAATCTTGCGTGGCAGTATCATAGACACCTTGTGCGCCTTGCATACCAGCCTGTAATGAACTGCCTATAATACGACCAAGCCCTAAGTTTTGATTCTTAGGTGCTGCTAGGTAGCCTAAAACAGCATTGGCGATACCAGTAGTAGCTGCACGACCTTTTAACTTGTCTACAGCATCTTGACCAAGCAAGCCACCCAAATATTCTGGTGGTGTTGAACCAAAGCCACTTAAATAATCTAATAATCCATTTGCCATAATTTATCCTAACAAGCTAAAGTTTATTTCTCTACGTTTAGGCAATGTGTAGCCAGTTTGACGTAGTGCATCGTATATAGCGCCAGTTGGAGCTTGACCTACCTCAATGCGACCTGCCGGAGCTGCTTGCATTGGTTGTGGTTGATACATACTAGCTATTTGTGATGCGCCTTGTAAATTATCAATAGTGCCGTATTTGCTAGCTAAATCAGACAAGCTAGTACCCATGCTACCAACATTACCGGCTGCTAATTGAGTTCCTACGCTTTGTGGTAGAGAAATACCGCCACCAGCAAGTGACATTGGAGCGTTAGATACCTGCATTGCCTGTGGGATAAAGTCTAAAGAACCGGCTGTAGATGGAGCTAACTGTATGCCTTGAGGTAATGGATTAAGTAATCCACCTTCTAGTCCAGTAATACCAGCGCCACCTAATCCAGCCTCACCAGCAGCGCCTACTGCACCAGTAGCACCTTGGCTCATTAAGCCACCAATACCACCAGTAGCACCACCCAAAGCACCGCCAAGAGCAGCACCTTTAAGAATCCCACCAATACCTTTGCCTTGCAGTAACTTTGTACCACCACCCACGGCAGCACCTATCATCATCGGAATAGCTAATTGACCCATACTAAGCTCCCTTCACTTTGCCAACTAAGTAGCAGATAGGTTCTATGATTGCACGATAGATACGACCTAGTGGGTCACGCTTCTTCCCACGCATCTCTTTCCACAAGTCAGCAGTACGGTGACGAGCAATATGCTCTGCAACACGTCTTACAGCGCTTCTAAGCGCATTTGGTGTGCCGTTGAAGGCATAGGCTACGACAGGTAAGAATAATGTGTGGTAGCCCTTCTCAATCGTCTTAGCATTTGGCATAGACGCAGAATGTTGTAACCATACAGCTTGTCTGAATGAACCAAAGCCATAAGCCTCGTTCATTGCGGTACATACTATTTTACCACCACTTGATGTGCTTGTAGTGGTAGAACCTTGAGGTGTACCAGACAAGTATTGAGCGTACTGGTTAAGTTTAGCAGTAGGCAAGTTTTCGTTGTAGTTAAAGCGGTTGATGTCTGCCTGTAGTGCTGTGTTGGCATAGTCTTCTTGCGCTTGACCAGTTTTAAGCAATTGGTTGATGTCTGTGTAGTCAGCGTTAGCCAATGTTGGAGCTAAGCCTGATGCAGCCTCTTGTCTTGCACGTTCTGCGTTATAGTTTTGGTAAGCTAGGTCACCGTACTTGTTGGCTAGTGTGTTGGACAATGTATTAGCAGCACGGGTTTGTAAATCAGCACTTACACCAGAGCCGTAGCGACCAGCCATTGATGCGCCACCTTGGGCAGCTTTAATTGCATCCATGTAGGTTTGTGTTGCGCCCTGTGATGCACCGGCAAGAGCTTGGTTAAAGTATGGATTGCTGTTTAGGTACTGACCGCTAATGACATCTTGTTGTTGTTGCTGTGCTGCCGGCAGTAATGGATTACCCATCATGGCACGGTTACCTGCTGCCGTTAAAGCGGATGTAGTATTAGCAGAAGGGTCTACATAAGTCTGACCGGCATAGTATTGTGGACTAGCGCCTTGGTATAGTTTCTTAGCCTCGCCTAAACCGTAGCTAACATAAGGCTTGAGTATTGGGTCAATGCCGGTAGTAGATTGTTGTTGCTGACTACCACCACCCCCCTCTAAGGTCATGCGTTTACCTACTGGTTTGAATGCTAACTCTGGCAACATATCTAAGTGATTGTATTTCATGTAATGCTCCTAAATGCTTAATTCCCAATTTCTTGGTCTGAATCCTAGTTGTTTTGCTCTCGTTTCCCATCCACTACGCATAGAAGAAAACGTCACTTTTTTGCAGTTGCCTTGTTTAGCAATGCTCTTGGCAAACTCAAGTCCGAAGGATAAATCATCAGGGTTGCTTGAATCTAACCATGCTGCCCAAATGTGCATCTCTACACCGTTAGGCTGTAATACAATAAAACCTTTCTTTTCTGGCAATATCCACAACATAGAGCGTTGCTCGTAGCAGTCGCAATATATGTCCTCTACTAACCATTCTGAATGACCTTTAGCACGAACCTTCTCAAGACCCATGCGAACCCACCACCAGCAATGGCGCAGTTCGTTAGGCTGTACGTATGAAAACTCCATTATGCCACCACCAAGTATTTGTATGTTTTTCCTGTTACAGAATTAGCATAATGCGTCAATGTTGCAGAGCCTTTAGTTTGTGCGCTTATATATGGTGATTGTATTGGGGATGCCAATGTCAATGTTACTACGCTAGAAGGTATTAATGGTCTAGCATAAGGTGTTGTTTGCGCTGCATATGCTTCTATATAAGTTCCAGTTGCTGCAATTGCTATGCCAAGTTCAATGTAATCACCAGCATTACAGGTAACAAAAAAGTTTGCTACAGCCACTAAATATCCATCAGATGAACCATGTTTTGAAGGAACATCAAATTTACTAGCAGTCCCATCTATATTTACACCATTTAATCTTAGCCATACAGAAGCTGCATCTACTTGTGTAGTCGTATTAGCTAATTGTAATGAGTATTGCACATTATAAGTGCCAGCATTCCTGACATATATTTTATTTGCTGACAGGTATGAGCCATCAGCAATATCTGTTGTATTTAATGCAACCGTATAAGCCGTATTTGCTGCTGCAAATGTTTGGTCTACTGTATTTTGATATGACGCATAAGGTACTAAGTTATTACCTGCAGCAGACGATACCGGAGCTAATAGGATAACTGAGTCATAACCAATGCGCTCATCAGTAATAGTAGTAGTTGTTGCATTACCAGTAGCTAATGTAACAGTACCAGTATTATTGGACTTACCCTCAACAAGGTTGTTCACTACCTCGGATATTTCACGAGGTGTACCGCCTGATGGGTTAAGTTTACGATACATTATCTAGTACCCTGTGGTGTAACATCAATGTCAACTCCAATGGCATTAGACCAACGGTCACCAGTAGGAATGACTGAAATGCGATGGTACTTACCACTACTACGTAATGATACTCTATTTTCGCTATTTGCAGCAGTATAAGAACCTAGCTGTGGGACATCACTTAAAAGCATCCTAGAAGCGATTGCTACGCTCCCAGAGCCATTATCTACTACTGGTCGTGCCAATGTAACAAGTGATGTGCTTTCGCTTCCTATATCGCCTGTAGTGAGTTCGGCAGCAGAGTTAGCACCGGTGAAGGTAACTATCTTGTCAGCCCTTACACCAGCAAATAAGAACTTACCACCAGCCCACAAGCCATCATCTAGCGATGTAGTCAGCGTGTCCATGTTGCCGTATAAGTCTAAGCCCTCTAATGTCATACCAACAGAGGCAGAGCTTGCTACGTAATTAACGTCTGTCGTGCCATAAGACCATTTTTGTACTTGCCAGTTGTATATAAGCAAAGTATTTTGTGCAAAGTTGTCCACAAACTTCCATACGACTATCTTACGGAATGGGTCAATGGTTGATGACATTGAGCTAATTAATGATTGGTTGGCATTGGCATAGAACCAAGCATCTACCTTCTGCGTACCAATGGCTGTAATTGTAGAGCCATCGCATGAGTAGAAGCCATCTGCGCCTAAGAAGTAAGTCATGTTGCCGTACTGTACGACAGAATTACCTTCTACGCAGCCAATGTTACGGCTAATAGTGTCAAACTGGAAGAATAGTGGTGAGCCAATGTAGGACATACGCACGATAGAGCGGTCTAGTAAGATAAGACCAAATTCACCACCGGTCATGCCTGTAATGTTGCCACCATCTGCAATTATTTGAAAATCAGACTGTGATGCTGCGCCTGATGTCCAGTTTGTTTCATCGTTGATGTTAGACCATTGAACCTTGTTTGAATTACTACCACTATCTAGGTTAGCGCATACAACAAAGTCACGTACTACGGTTACGTACTTGGCTATTGGTGCGCTTGCGTTTAGGTCACCAAATGATGAGCTTGAGCCAAGTGTAAAGCTCTGTAATTTATTAATGTTGTTTGCAGCAATAATAGTATCGCCAAACTGAGTAAAGTTCCATTTAACTACGCTAGCATATGATGCAGCAATAACAGTACCGGTAGCACTTGCGCTAGCAATGTTGGCATTAACTTTAGCGTAGGTAAATGTTGTATTTGTCGGTGTAGATGTAATGGTATAAGTACCATCAAAAGTATTATTACTTGCATCAACAGTAACTGAATCGCTTGTACTATATCCGTGGTCTGAAGAAGTTGTAATGGTTGCTACGTTAGATGTTAATGCTACATTACTAATACTTCTTGCTACACTTTTAGACACATTATCCATGCTCAAGTCAGCGCCATCTAATTTAAATAGCTTAGTAGCACCACCAGCAAATACGTTTGTTGTAGTACTAAACTTACCGGCAAATACATTGTTAAGTGACTCGCTTGCAGCAGCAGAGTAGTTTACGGCTAATGGAAATGGGTTATAGCCCAATGCAGTTGGTACAACATTCTTTGCAATAGATAAGTTTTCTGCAACACCAGCTAAGTCCGGTGTCCACTCTGTAAATGCTATACGTTGAGTAGCCATTTAATATCCTAATGCAATCCATGAGCAAGTAAATGTGTTTGCATTATCACCATTACCAGCAACAAATGATGTTGTTGTTTTACTTGAAACATTACACCCAGAATCTGCTGATGGCACAGTAGTATTTGTTCCAATAGTTATTGCATAAACTGCATTTGGGAATGCAATAGGATATGTAACTGTAACATTATGATTTGGACTTATATTGCCAGTTGTTCCCCATTGGATAATTAGTCCTCCTATCAGTTTTTGATACCCATTAGAAGCTAAAGACTGATTTGTACCAGTAAAATTAGTTGTATAAACACCATTAGTAACAGTACCTGCATTACCTGAAACTGTACCTGTGACATTACCAGTAACATTACCTGTAACATTACCTGTAATATTTCCTGTAAAGCCACCTGACGCAGACGCAGTAGTAAATGCGCCTGTAGCCGGAGTAGTTGCACCAACCGTACCATTATGTTCGCCAGTAGTAGCTCCAGCAACATTGCCTGTCACATTGCCTGTCACATTGCCGGTGACGTTACCTGTAACATTGCCAGTTACACCAGCAGTAGCAGTTATTACACCAGTAGCGGTAGTCGTGCCAGTAACAGTTAAGTTACCACCTACAGTAAAGTTGTCTGCATCTGTGCCTGTCTGTTGGTCTTTAACTTGAGCCATCAACTCACGGATAGCGTTATTTATACCAGATGGCGCACATCCCTCAGCAATATCTATGCCACCAATGTCGGTGTTATTTGCTGCCGTTGCACTCCACTCACTTATCTTATTCTTAGCCATTATGGTTTCCTTTAAATTATTAAGAAGTCCACGTAAGTAGTAGTCTAACTACTGATGGATTAATTAAAGTTTTTACTGAAATGTTTTCTTATTATTTTAAAGTAATGAAGTTAAAACAAAGCCCAGTATTCCACCTAGCACAGTAGCCACCCAGTCCCAAAAGTCAGGAGTGTGAATGTCTTTATGCAGGTAGTCATAAATTTCTTTAAGTAGGGCAACAATAGCCACTACTGTAATGGAGTAAGCCCCGATAAACGGTGTAAGTATTGCTGCTATAACTAACCCACCAATGAAGTGCATAAATTTATCTACAGGCACTTTACCTGCAAGAATTGATGGGTATAGTTTAGCTAGGAATGCGTTTACTTTCGCTATCAGGGCTTCCATATTATTCTACCTCTTCAGCGTCTACTGCTTCTAACGCTTCTTTTAATAGCTTGATAAATGCAGATTTTCCTACATTAAGCTGGTCTAAATTGAACTGAGATGAACCTATCTTACGGTCTAAGTCTGCTATGTGGTTGACCATCACTTGTTGCTGTGGGGTCATGTCTTCAAAAATGTATTCTACATCGTCAATCGTAATGGGGGTTTTTTTGGTTTCAGCCATTATGTTTTCCTTTAGGTTAAAATTAAACTACTTCTTCTACTACTTCCTCAACAACTACTTGTTGTGCTTGGTAAGCAGTTACAACTTCAGGTGTCCAAGCTGCGTTACAGATAGCTGCTACGTTAGCTGGTACGTCTGTTAAGTCTGACGCTGGTGCTAATGAGCTACGGTGATAGGTTTGTGCAATCTGCTCACCATCTTTAAGAATACGAGTAGCCTCACGGTATAAAACTGTACCGTTCTCTAATACTGTGATTTGGTCAATTATTTTTGATTCTGTTAAAGCCATTTTGTTTCTCCTTTGTTGTGTCCAGCCTGACCAATCCAATCAGGCTAATAAACTTTTAAGTTTGATAAGTAATAGTGACAAACATATATATCCCTGCACCCGTACTTGCCCAATTAAATTGGGCACCACTATAGTCAACTTGATAAATAGTAGTACCAGATATATAAGATGATGTCATTTGATTTGGTCCTCGGTTATTAACTATTGAACCCAATAAAGCTACGTTTGCTTTCGCAAAAGGCATCCCCGTTACTTTTACCGGACCTACTGCGCCAGTATTATCTACACCTTCAAAAGCAAATGAAACAGTAACAAGGTTTCCAATTTTTGTATAGTAACCTGTTGTGGTTGGAGGTGTTGTTGGAGGTGTTGTTTCTGCTGTTAATGTTGCAGTAAAAGTACCTTCTTCATAGTCATCTAGCGTATTAGCATCTGTACTTGCTGATTGTGTGGCAGGGAATGTGATACCTGCGCCTGATGCTGATGGGGTTGCCGCACCTACTGATATTGTAGTAGCACCTTTAATTGTAGCATTTGCAACTACATTACCTGAAGCATCAACTGTAAATACATTAGTTCCTCCACCTAAGCCTTGAGTATTTACCGCAAACTTACCCCCTGAACCTGCTGAAATACCTGCCATTGTCCAGCCCGCATATGTAGCGTGAGCATGACCATATAAATTATAACCACCACCATACCCAGCAGAACCACCACCAGCTTGAATTGATAATGTACCTGTACCAGTATTAGTATCATTAGGTTTATAGATTAAGCTATCATCATTGGCTGTGCTAAAACCAAGATAACCTGCACTGATTCTTTGAGTTCCTGTAAATGTCTGCGCTGCGTCTGTTCTAGCAATCGTAGCAGACGTAGTAGGGAACGTCATTGTAGTGCTGTCAGTACCAGTTAAAGTAAGTGTCTTATTTGCGGTAAACGTCTTACCATCTGCTACTGCCAATGTGCTTGATGTTGCAGGTGCAGTAATCGCCATCTTGTTAATGCTAGTGACTACTGCTGTACTTGCAGTCGTTGCCCCTAATGAGCCGTTGAGTGCGCCTGACACCCCACCGTTAGCAGTAATTAGTCCACTAGCACTAATAGTGCCCAGCAACAAATTCCCACTAGCATCTAGTGTCATTGCTGGAGTCCAAGTAATAGCATTTCCTGCTGTGCCTGATGCTGATGTACGCCAAACATGAGTGCCTTGATATTGGTAATAGTCCGAAGCAAAGTTGGTATTTATATACTTATAATTTGTCCCGTCAAAGTATATATTTTGTGAAATGTGTGTAGTTGCACTAGCATCAAAAATTGAAGAATACGCTCCAAACTGAACAACTTTAAATCCTGAGCCCCAAGCACTAGGCGTTACACCAATCCCCACATTCCCACTAGCATCCTTAATCAAATCACCATTACCCACATTCAATGTGTCAGTAGAGGCATTGCCTAAGATAGTATTGCCTGTGGTTGTTAAATCTGTACCGCTAATAGTGCCAAATGCTACATTGTTTCCTGATTGATATTTGTCTGTGTTTAAGTTAGTAAAGTTGGTATCAACTTCATTAAACGTAAGTGCCGACCCTTTCCCTGACCTTGTTACAATTGTTGACATATTTTATCCTTTTCTTAACCATACATTAGATGATGTTGCAACTTCTGACCAATTACGACCTACTGCGTGACCATCTGCTACAATATTAGATGTTACATAGATACTTGGGTATCCTTGTGCGTTATAGTTAGCATAAACACTAAAATCTGCCTCTGCATTAATATCACCAAGCCCACTATATTTTGCTATTGCATAAGCATCAACAGTTGAAGTCGCATCAATAATGCCTTCTACCGTTTTAATGATTAAAGCATCAGATTCCAATACAGATGTAGCTGTAATATCGCCTAGCGCAAGCAATATTTTATATGCTATAGCTGTTACAGACGATGTGCTATCAATTACGCCATCAGCAAATGTGTACCTAAATACAAAACAACCAACTTCACTTGTTGCATTAATATTGCCATTAAAGTTTAAATATCTGTATGTTAAGCAGCTTACTTCACTTGTTGAGTCAATAGTCGCTTCAAAGAATTGTATGCGGTTTGCAGTAGCCTCTACAATTGGTTGATTACCTAGTGCATAACCATCTAACCAATAGCCAACATCTACATAATCTGCTGTTGGTTCAATATTTGCTTCAAATAATTTTAGATAGTTACCTGTAGCCTCTACATCGCAACCATCCAATTCAAGTGCATATCCATCCGACCAATAGCCAACAGTTACGTAATCTAATACGGGTTCAATATTGGCATCAGCTAGAACTAAAGCCATAAGTTATGCCAATGATACTGTTAAATTACCTGTTGATATTTGGAATATATCGCCAGATGTAATGGTTTTGCTTACAGTCAATGGTGTAAAGTAAAGTAAATTACCACCAGTTGATGCGTCATATATACCAATGTCAGTTATCGTTCCCCAAGTAGTAGTTGCAGTTGGGAAGGTAACATTAGCATTGCTAGCAGCAGCACCGCTTGATGGAGCTGCAAGAGTTACAGCCTGACGAGCATAAGAGCCACCAGAAATCTCTGTAATAGAGCCACCAGCAGTAATGGTTGTTGTTGATAGTGCTACGTATACAACGGCAGGTGATGTGTATGCTGTGTTACGTAAGGTTGCATTGATGATTGCGTTTTGCAAGTATGTTGAATATTCTGAAGCCATAATATTTCCTTTATCGTGTTGAGATTGAGATTGAGATTGGTGAACCGGCATACTCACCTTGGTCATCTGATACTGTTAATGCCGTTACACCTCGGTCATATAAAGAAGCCCAAGTTTGTAATCTTGTATCATTCATTAAGTAAGGTTCTGCCTCACCCAAAGCACCGTACAATAATAAGTCTGGGCATATAGACATAAATGTATTGGATGGTACTGTGCTACTCATAAATACTGGTGCAGCGTAATAAAGCATTTCTAGCGTGTAATCGCTGTCAGGTATTGGAGCTAATTGAAACTCTTGGGCTAGTACCGTGTACTGTGCTGGTAGACCGGTGTCAGTAGAACGAGAGTTACGGAATAAATTGCTAGGTGACTGGTACTCTAATGTTGCTGCTGGATTGGTTGCTACGTGTAGGTCACGCATCTGCAAGAAGTCTATTGGCAACTCTACCGTTGGGTCACCTGCTACTGCCGTGGTCGTTACTACCTTCAACATTTGACGTAGACGCAACTCTCTGCGTAGTCGTGTTTCAGCAAGCCTAATGAAATCAGGAATCATTGCTGTTAAGTCGCTACGTGCTAGGTAGCTGGCAATCGTAGTCTGTAAATCAGAGTAATTTGTCAATGCCATTATATGCGCCCTGCCCTTGTTCTGAATGCCCTATTATCTGGGTCGTTTAACCATGCGTTAAATCGTTTTTTATCTATTACTGCAAAGCCTCGTGTTATGCCTTGCTTCTCTAATTCTGCGAAAACTGTAAGCGGTATAGATGCTACCTTGTTGCCAAATGCATCCTCGCTCCATCTTTTACGTTCGTCTTGAGCAGCGTACTCACGCTTGTTCATCTCAAGTATGCCAGTTATGTCTTGGCTCTTAGCAATGATTAGTTCATCACCGTTATCTATGAATGATGTATCTGTAATGCCGTTGGATATTATATTGCTCATAAGACCTCATAATGGGGGAGAGTTTCCCCTCCCCACATATCTAACTAACTACTAGCTTAGGTCAGAAATAATTCCATGAGCTGCTTCGTTCTTAACTTCTAATGTGTACTCTACCAATAGTTGAGTTACATCAGCGTCACCAGTTTTGGCTAGCTCATTAGTTTGGAATGGGCGTAAGTAAGCTACTGAAGCCATTTCTGGGTCTAATAAGAATGCTGTGTCATCATTGTCAGCGTTAGGAATGAAACGGTTAGGCACGATAGAGATAGTACCAAAGTCAGAAACAAACACGTCTGCTGCTGCAATGATAGATGCTTGAACATTGCTTGGGATATCTTTGTAACGTGTAGCGATACCGGCAAATGTAGATGCAACTACTTTTTGAGCTGGAGTTACCATCAAGATTGTTGGTGAACCGCCTGCAACATAAGCAGATTGGATTACTGTGTTCAAGATAGCTTGTGTGAAAGCACGGTCTGTACCAGTTCCACGAGCAGTAGTACCAGATGCACCAGCAGTACCAGAAGTACCACCAGAGTAGTTGGTATTTAACCATGCTTGTAAACCACCCAAAGTACGAGCAGTAGTAGCGTCACCAGCAGAAGCAACTTGGTTGCTTAATAGGATAGCTTCCATGTCACGTTTGATTTCGGCAGAAGCCTTAGCCAATTGGTATGCTTTCTCAGATTTACGACCAGCTTTGTTAACTGTTTCC